GGGTAGCAAAAAAGGTGTTAAATTTAATGAGTTCAGCAGGCAAGAGAAAAGACATCTTTCTAGATGCCTTTTTTACTATTTAAAAAAAATCATTAATCCTATCTTCAAACCAGTTTCTTCTCCTAGCTCTAGATAACTCCAAATTAATAGAAAATTTTCCAACTGTAAATGTACTATATAGACAAATCACAAATTTTTCTAACCAATTCAAGTTCTCCATGTAATCTTTGAAACAAAGATTTAAAAAATGAGTTTGCAATGGCTGTAATGCTTTATCACGACCAAATATATCCTTGTCATATTCTTCTAGTATAGCATGATAGAGTTTTGAAAAATCATCATCTTTTTGAACTTCAGTAATAAATGTCGACATTACGTAATCATAAGAACTAATATAATACCCCTCTATCAGTGCTCGTCTAGAAAAAACAATTAATGCTATAAATGCAGCGATTAATGCGAGCACTCCTCCGACCATATCCCAAAACTCAGAGGCATATAAATTTCCAGAGATTAGGTAATTAAAACTGAAAAGAATAACCACAAATAATATTATCCCAAATAAGCCTTTAGCTATAAAATCCGTTCCAAATGATCTTTGTTGCCATTTTTGCTTAATCTTCAAGTTTATCTCCTTTTTGAAGTTTATTATATTATATTTTATCATACAATCAATTAGATATCTACAAATTCATGATATGAACCCAAATTAGTTGATGGAATAATACTAAAATACAGATCTGAGTATGTTTCAAACCATTTATTTAACTTTGTATATGCCGGGGACTGAGTAACAAATAATATACGCTGACAAGCTCCGATAACGTTCATATGATTATAAACGTAAACCTCTTTAATGGCATCTAAGATATCATCTTCACTTGTTTGTACTCTAATATCTGTTATCTGTTTGATAGTTGAAAATTTCTTAAACGCTAGCAAATCTTTATTTTTAACAGCATCAAGTATTTTACGTTCTAATACACTACATTTTGGATCATCTTTATCTCTCATGAAATACCACTTGAGCCATATAATTTTTTCTCTATGAATAACTGAAATACGTTCGATTTTTTTCTTTGGCATCTATTTCTCCTTGTGTATTAAATTTTATCTTCACTAGCCCATTCATCAACAATTATAACTGTTTGAGTAACTTCACCATCAAGTAGCTTACGCCTCTTATTTTCATTTTTAAGTAGTCTTATACGCTCTCTTTGTTCCTCTATGTCTAAACTATCTTTCATATTTACAACTTTAAAAATTAAGCTTGCAGCGTTCATATCTCCCTTAATAGCCCTCTGCAAAATAGATAATGCTAATAACGTTTGATTATCATTTTCTAAACCCATATCTTCAAGTTGTTTTCTAATTGCCGGATCATTCACTTCCATAGTCAAAATAAAATCTAATACTCTTCGTAATTCTGCTTTTCTTTTTCTTGCAATTCCCGAGGCTCTCCCTCCCTTTTGAGATATTTTTTTCTGCTCTCCTTTTGTTCTTTTGTTTATAGGAATGAGATTTTGAGAATTTGCCATATCTTATTTAACAACCTTGCTTAAATTTTTTCCATTTAGGTATTCATCTACAAGCTGATCTAAATGCTCCATAGTCCCGTTGATTGTCATATCTGCCATAGCTAAAGAGATTTTATCGCCATTCACTAGATAGTTACCGTCAATAAAATTGATTTCTTGCTTAAATCTTTGGCTTAGATTGTATAAAACTTGTTTTACATCAAAGATATCAAAATCAATTAAAGCAGCATCAAGTTTTTCATTAGCAATTTCACGCAATTTTTTTAGAGCTAATGGTTTGTTTGCATATTTTACAAAATACATTTCCAATTCTTCCTTAGTCACTTCTTTAATACTTGCTAATAGAGTTAGCTCTGCAACATCATCAGCCGTCACACTTTGAAGATTAGTTTTTAGTTTTTCTAATTCTTTTTCATAGATATTTTCTACCTTTGCAACTAGACTTGCAGCTGTTTTGCGACTTTCATCTTTAGCATCTTTGTATGCCTTATCTAATTGATCCTTAGCTGTTTTTGTTCCAACTAGTCCTTGATTTAATTTATTCTTGAGCTCTTCATTCAATACAATATAATCTTTCATGAGCTGATACTTACGTTTACCAAAAGATTTAATTTCCTGTTTAATAGTTTCAAATGTCATTTTATTTACCTCCTTAATGACACAAAAAAGACACACCAAAGCTTATGCAAATGGTATGCCCTCAGTTGTTCTGATAGACTTATTTTATAGTTTCGGTTCGTTTAACGTAGTTAATTTTCCCATTATGAGAATACAAGGTTACTTCACCATAATCTGGCACTCTCACTGACCTTATTATACCATCTTTAAAATATAAAATACAACCGCTTTCTAGCATACTTGTATAATCTTTTTCACTCATTATTTACGTCCTCTTGGTTCTCTCTTGGTTCACTCTCTAAAACGCAATATAAAGCCCTCTATGAGCTTATAATAATTCTAGGTATCTCTTTCTTCACTAGATTACTTAAAATCGATTTACGGGCTTTATATTCGTTTTTAGAGCTATTATAAAATTTAGTTGTTTTTATTCTTGGCTGCATCATCCTATTACAGTTGATTTACTTTACTTTTTAACTGATTTATTGAGTACCTTTTATCCTTGATTGTGAATGACTTGAAAAAGTTACCCTCTAGGCCTGTTCTAACACGGCTAGCAACTCTATCACTATACATACTAGCAATTTCAGAGTTGCTCAAATTAGTAGTAATAATAGTCTTATCTCTGTTACTGAGAATATCAAAAATAAATTCCTCTTCCCATGCTGATTTACCTTTGCTATTAGCGCTGTCTGATTTAATACCTAAATCATCTAGCACTAGATAATCAGCCTCTTTTAACATTCTAGAGTAATAACCCTCTTGACTAGTATAATTAAAGCTCTCTCTAACTCTTCTAAGGATCTCCGTTAGATTGACAAATAACACGCTCTTAGGCTCTCCTTTGGACTTGTAGCCCTCATTTATTGCCTTAGCAATAGCAATACTCAAATGGCTTTTCCCTATACCCGTAGAGCCTGTAAACAAGGTATTACCCGTCATGCCGTCTAGATATTTCTTTACTTGCTCTTTAGCGAACTCCAGTAGTTGCTTTTCTTCGGTTGTTTCTGCAATAAAATTCTCAAAACTAGCCTCTTTTAGCTCCTTAGGTATTGTACTGTCCCTCATGAGGACATTATAGGTTTTTAGGTAGATTTCAGCATTAAGACTTTTATCAATTCCCTCTTGCTCTTGCCTATCTATTTGCTCCTGACAACATTCAGGGCAAAACTCTTGTATATTCCTTTCTTTACTACCTCTTATTGGTGTTGAGATTTTCCAAAAATTTACATGGTGTACTTCACAGACTTTATCAATAATTTGCCTGTTGTTATATTGCTCAAATTTATCTTCCATATGCTCACCCTCCTAAAATGGATTTTCTTCTGATCGTGTTTTCATCCACTCTTCACGAGTAATAGGCTCTGTTTGTTTTTTATGGAACTCTGTTTGTTCCTCTTTAACCTGTACCATAGTTTTAATACCGTTCTGCCTCCAAGTCTTGAGTATAGAGTTAATGTATGCAAAAGACCGCTTGCTATTATCAGCTGCCTTGTCAATAGCTGTCTTTATAACTTCTAGTTCCATACCATCAATAGAAAGATAATCAGCTAGAATTTGATATTGTTGGCCGTCAATTACTCCTATACGTTGTTGATAATATTCAGTAATTTCAGCAGCTTGATTGATACTCTCTTCATTTACTTCTAACTCTATATCTTTATCTATCTCTTTCTCTTTCTCTATCTCTGTTAGACTTGAATTGGAAAATGTCAAAGATGGTTTGACTTCTTCCAATTTTACTTTTTTTCGTTGCTCACGTTTATAGTTTGCCCAGTTTGTTTCACTCATAACCATGGCTTTAGCTTGCTGCATTTCTGCATTTTTATCTTCATCAATTTGTATTAAGCCACACTTGGTAAAGTAAGCCATAGTCATATCTATATCATCTTCTGATACATCTAATTTTAAAGCTAGTTCTTCTTTGAGATTATTAAAGTAACCCTCATAATATAAAATACAGTCACTTTCAAGGCTTTCTAACATCAACCGGATATAAATTACCATCATGGTATAGCCACCCGGTAAATTTTTAAGCCTCTTAATAAAAAGATTATCAAAAAACTTTTTGTCAATCTTTAACCAGAAATATATTTTTGTTTTAGACATTACTAGAGATCTCCATTTTATTATAAAAATCAAAAATATCTTGCCGCTCTTGATTAGTTATTTTGCTAGAGATAAATAAAGTATCAATACTTGGAAGATAAAAAGCATCATCAATTAATTTTGTTGGACTAAAAGTAATAACTTTCATGCTGTAACTCCTAACTAATTGCTAAAAACAAATATACATCTGATGGACGATAAAATACTTTCTTTGCACCATCCATAGGGGTTTGATAACGTTTAAGACCTAATTTCTCCCAGCTATCTAGCGTTGTAGCGCTGATACCTAGTAAATCCATTAGTTCCTTACGTGATATTAGATCTAACTTACTAGATCGTTGTTTTTCAAGCTCAACTAATGATTCAAGGGCATTTTTAAGCTCCTTTAAAAATTCGGGTTAGAGAAATGAATCAATGCTTGCATTTTAATGCAGGCTTATCGATTTGTATAATTTATAGTTCAAATAATATTAATTACATCAAACTATCAATTCAATTAAACCGAAAACAGCTATTCTTCTAAATGAAGGCTGTCTGAAATAAAACAAGTACCTGACTGAAATTATTTTTTAGGTAAGGGCTGAACGGGCGAATCCGAA